CGAATAATACCATGAACACGATACCCTTTCTTTAATAGAAATTCTGCAAGATAAGATCCGTCTTGCCCAGTAATACCAGTAATAAGTGCTGTTTTCATAATATCACACATTAAAATTTTTCTTTCAAATCAAGTTCATAGATTTTATCAATTACATCTTCATACCTAAGTTTTGGTATAAGATTCTTCACCTCTAAAGATTCATAGAGATGCATAAGAACATTATTTCCTCCCTTTACTAACATCGTTTTTGCATTATCCTTTACTATCTGCGGAGAATTCTTCACACAGATTGGGTATCCAACCTTCCGCATAATACCAATATCAAAAAGATCATCTCCAACATAAGCAGTTTCTTCTGCAGAGCATTCATATTCTTCTAATATATCATCCAGATAATTCGCCTTATCACTATGAAAACCTTTTCCACGATTTACAACAACATGTAAATTTCTATTCTTTAATATCTTTTCATTATATGGATCTCCAGTAATAAAAACTACATGCACTCCAACAGCACGAAATCTTTTAATTGCTGTCCAATCCTTGTCACAAAAAATCTTTAATACAACATCCCCCTCACGATCATAATATTTGGTGCCATCAGTCATGACACCATCAACATCAAGAATAAGTAGTTTAATCATACAACTACCTGTACTTCCTCATCATCTGAAGATTTCCGCTCAATTTTCTCAATTAGATCAACATTATTAGATGCTATTCCCAATCCAAAAGAATTAGTCAAATTAATTTTAGGAACTTCTAATTGTTCAAAGAAAGCTCCTACACCATCTGGATTAGAAACAGTATCATGAAAAAGAATAACCCCATTCTCCTTCAATAAAGGAGCCCAAGTATCACAATCATTCTTACAATTTTGATAATCATGAAGACCATCAATATGAAGAAGATCTATTTCCTTATCCCACGTCTTTGCAACATCATTAAAGTAATCCTTAATGATTTCCAAATTATCAATCTTTAATTTTTCTTTAATTCCCAAAACAAATTCATAGTCTTCATCAACTCTACCCGCATAAACTGAAGTATCAAAACAATCAATTCCATATACAGGATTATCCTGACACATTGCTAATACAAATGCAGAATATCCATAATCTACTCCAAGTTCAACAGTTACTTGAGGATTGATTTCCTTTACCAACCACTCAACAAATTCTCTATGACTTGTAGGAGGATAGTTCCATCCAGAAGGAATACTTCCAAGAATCTCATCTACTTCTGTATCAGGAAGACCTAATGCGTACTCCCTAAAATTATCTTTTTTATTCTCAACCCAAGAAAAATTTTCAACCATTTAATTGCTCCTCAATCCAATTGTAAGTTTTACTGATTCCTTCTTCAAGTGGCATTGAATAATCCCACTCAAGTTTCTCACGAATGAGATCATTACAAGAATTCCGTCCACGAACTCCCAATGGTCCCTCAATATGCTGTTTGGTTACATTTTTATTAGCAACCTTTGCAGCAGTATCAACCAACTCATTAATAGATACCATCTCTTCAGAACCAATATTAACTGGTCCCATAAAATCAGAATCCATTAACCTTCTGGTTGCTTCAATACATTCATCAATGTACAAGAAGGAACGAGTTTGTATACCATCTCCCCACACTTCAATACATCCACCTTCTTCTGGGAGATTGGCAACCTTACGGCAGATTGCAGCTGGTGCTTTCTCTTTTCCACCATCCCAAGTTCCTTCTGGTCCAAAAATATTATGATAACGGGCAACCCTAACAGGAATACCATAGTTGCGATTGTAAGAGAAGTACAATCTCTCCGAAAAAAGTTTCTCCCATCCATATTCACTATCTGGTTCTGCTGGATATGCAGATTCTTCCCTACAATTTGGGTTGTCAGGATCAAGTTGATTATATTCAGGATAAATGCAAGCAGAAGATGAGAAGAAGACCTTAATCTTCACATCAGTATCTCTTATTGCTCTAAGAATATTAAGATTAATCGTTGCAGAATTATTCATTACATCTGCATCATGCTCACCAGTAAAGATATACCCAGCACCACCCATATCAGCAGCGAACTGGTAGATCTCATCCATCCCCTTTACTACTTCATCCACCACACTTTTATCTGTTAGATCATTTAAAACAAATTCGTGTGCTTGAGTGGAAGAAAACTCAGGATACTTGATATCTACACCGCGAACATAATATCCCTCAGATCGCAGCCTTCTTACCATATGGCTCCCAATAAATCCACCCGCACCACATACAAGTGCAGACTTTTTATACTCACTCATAACTCAATACATTACTCCTTTTATATAGTATACATCATACACATAAATTTTTCAAGCCCTCATCAAAACTAATCTCTGGTTCAAATCCTAAACCTCTCAACTTATCTACATTGACAGAATAATTATTTGCCTGTGCTATCTTATTAAAATGTGGAGTAGGAGCAAATCCTATCTCACTCTTACTACCTATCAATTCCTTAGCCCTTTCAATAATACTCTTAAAGGGTAGAGGATTACCAGCAGCAATATTATAAATTGAATTTACTTCTCCTTCATCTATTACAATCTTCATAGCACGACATATATCTTTAACATGCATATAATCTCTTAGTTGCATACCATCATCATAAAGAGTAATAGGTTTATCTTCTTTCAATAAACCAATCAAAAACTTAAGAACATTCTTTTGTGATGAAATCGTTTTATCTTCACCATAAACATTAGCAATCCTCATGATACGATATTTTATATCAAAAGTTTTGCAAAAAGAAATTAAAAGTTGTTCTGCACACCTCTTAGTAATAGAATAAAAACCTCCTGGATCACATGGATCACCCTCCTTAGCATCAATAACATCTGTACCATAAACAAATGCACTACTTACAAAATTAAATGTAAGATCATTATCTCTACAATAATCTAATACGTCCATAAGAACTGTTAGATTAGTATCTACATCCTTATGCAAATCCTTAAAGACATGATGATTGGTAGTGGTACTAATGAAATAAATTATATCCTTCGACTCAGGTTCTCTTTGTTCTCGTGGTATCTTAATAACATCATCGGGATAAAGATCACAAAATGTACCGCCAATAAAACCACTGGCACCATACACAGAAAGTTTATTCATACTTATCACACTCTTTAAAGGATTTAGCACTCTGATCCTTCAAAGAAAGAACAGGATCACCATAATTTCCCCATATAATTCCTATATCAGGATCATTCCACATCAAACTCCTGTCAAATTCTGGGTGATAATACTCCGTTGTCTTATATTGTATCTCAGCATAGTCACTTAAGGTATAAAATCCATGAGCAAACCCTGGAGGAACCCACAAACTGATATTATTTTCACATAATTTAATACCAAACCATTTTCCAAAAGTAGAAGAGCTCTTTCTTAAATCTACGATTGCATCAAAGACAGCACCATGAGTACATCGAACCAGCTTTCCTTGAGCATGTTCTATCTGATAATGAAGACCTCTCAGAACCCCCTTAGAAGACTTAGAATGATTATCCTGAACGAACTCAGCATCTACAACTTGAGAAAAATCATAATGGTTAAAAGACTCAATAAAAAATCCCCTCTCATCTCCATGACGAGGGGTAGTAATGACATATGCATCATTTAAATTAATTTTTGTTGCTTTCATTTTCATCCTCATCAAAATATTTACCTAAAAGTTTGGGAGAATATTGTCTAACTCCTTCTACCTTTTGTTTATGTTCCCTCTTTTGTTTCTCAAGAGTATAAACTCTATTCCTTAATTCAGTAGAAGAATATTGATGCTTTCTTAAATGGTAATGAAGTTCAATATTGTTATCAATACAATATTGCTTACCAGTAAAGTCTCTACCCTCATATTCATCACTCAAAAATCTAATATTAATAGTTTGAGTTTGAATTAAATTAAGTAGATCTGCTTCTGTCTCATACACAAGAATCTCATCAACATATTTACAACCTTGCAGTTGAACATAACGTTCGTAAACAGACTGTGTTGGTTTATTCTTAACGCCAGGACGATCTATAGTAGGATCCACCTGAAGTGCGACTATCAAATAGTCACACAACTGCTTCTCCATCTTCATCATTGTTACATGACCAGCATGAAATAAATCACAAGAACTACAATTAAATCCAATTTTCATAATAAGAAATTAATATATTAAAAAGATATTTTTCTACTAAGTCTTGACGTAAGATCATCAATCTTTGCATTCAATGCATCATAACCAGCAAGTCCCTGACGCGCCTCAAATATCTCATTCTTTACTTGCTCAAGTGCTGCAGTATCACTAGTACCACCACCATCACACTTATCATGTGCTTGTGCTTTAAGTG